TTCCACAATGTCATTGGCTGACACCATAGGCAACATTGGTTGTTTATCAAGGGATTCCATAGTTTCTACTGGTTCAGACATTGTTTTCTTGTCTAACTCAGGTGTGCGTAGTCTTTTGCGTACCATCCAAGAGAAGTCTGCCCCATTGCGTGACTTGTCAAAGAATGTGCGTAATGACTTAATGACCTATGTAGCTGGTGAGACATTGGCAAATATCAAGGCGGTCTATTCAGAAGTAAATGCCTTCTACCTTTTAACGCTTCCTGTTGCAAAGCAAGTCTATGTATTTGATACAAAGGCACAGTTGCAAGATGGTTCTGCAAGGGTAACAACTTGGGACTCTATTGAACCAACTGCATTGTTGGCAAAAAGAAATGGTGATTTGCTGATTGGCAAGAATGGGTATGTTGGTAAGTATGGGACATATCTTGACCATGCCTCTACCTATCGTTTTCAGTATTACACCAACTATGCTGACTTAGGTGATGCCAATGTCACATCAATCCTGAAAAAAATATCTGTGGTGGTTATTGGTGGAACTAACCAAATATTGACAATCAAATGGTCTTATGACTTTTCAGCGCAATATTACTCAACCCAAGCAACTATCCCTATTTCTACAATTGCTGAGTATGGAATGGCTGAATATGGTGCAAATGGCATCCCAGTAGCATACTATTCGACAGGCATACAGATTGGCACTTTGGTTGGTCAGGCATCAGGATATGGCAAGGTTGTGCAAACTGCTTATGAGATTGAGATCAATGGCTCGGCTATTAGCATCCAAAAGATTGAGATTCAGGCTAAAAACGGAAAACTTGGGTAAGGAATAAATATGGCAAATTACACAAAAACCACCAATTTTGCGGCTAAAGATGCTCTTGCGTCAGGCAATGCTTCCAAGGTTGTTAAAGGTACTGAGATCGACACAGAGTTTACTAATATCCAAACTGCTATTACTTCAAAAGCAGATGGAACATTTACAAACTTCTCATTTGTTGAAACATCAAATGTCTTGTATATCTACAATGTAGCAACGCCTGTGGCAAAGATAGATGCCTCTGGTAACTTGACTGTGATTGGCAACATCATTGCGAATGGAACAATGTAATGAAAGCATCAGAAATCATTAAAGCAGATGCGGTCAAACGCAAAATTGACCCTGATAAAGCCTTGCGTACTGTTAGTGCGTTGGTTAAGGCTAAGTCTGCTGTTTTGATGCAAGAGAGTGATTCTGTTCTTTTGGTTCGCAAGATTAACCCAACATCCGCAGAGATTCACTTGTTTACTGAAGATAACCCAAGAACATTGGCAAAGGCTGTTATTGGCTTTGTCAGGAGAGGTAAGGCTTTAGGTATTAAGACTGTCTACGGCAAAGCAGATAACCAAGGGATTGTGGAGTTGATGAAACGAGTTGGCTTGAATGTGCAAGCATCTGACTTGCAACAGTACAACTGGAAAGCACAGATATGAGAAATAGTCTTGCCCTACTAGGTATACCAGACCTCCCCATCTATGCGTTTCGCCATGTTGGGGATAGAAGAATTCAGCCCCAAGGTGGTGGTGGTGGTATTCCAATTGTTAGTGATGTTATTGATGCTGGTGGCGATCTTGTTAGTAGTGTTTCAGATGCGGTGGCTGATGTTGATGACACAGTAAACGAAGAAATCCCAGGCGGTTGGGCTACTGTTATAAATGTTGCAACAGCAGGACAAGCCGCCCCTTATACATCAGCGGTTCAAGCGGCAGTTGCATTAGACAAAGGTGCTAGTCTTGAAGATGTTGCCAAAAACTATGCTATTAGCCAAGCCGCTGGTCAGGTTGGCGGTGTAGTAGGGGCAGAAACTGGTTCTAGTTTGGCTGGCAATGTGGCTAGTGGGACTACTGGTGGGTTGCTAAGTGGCAAATCATTAGAGGAATCATTACAAGGTGGAGTAACAAGTGGCGCAATAAGCCAAGTAACACCATCTACTTTATTAAGTTCTGGTGGAACTTCAGGACAAGGAACAACGGGAGCAAATAACATGGCAGTTGATGATTACACATATTATGGTGGCGGTGACGCTTTTGACACAACAAGTGGACTATTTTCGCCAACCACAATCCCTGCACAAGATATAACTGGTGGAGAAGGTTACTACGATACAGGTAGTGCGCCTTATACCCAAGAACAAATTGATGCCCTAATTCCCCAAACTTACACAAGTGACCTTGGAACGCCTTCTACTTTAGATGCGGCTACACAAGCATATCTTAGACGAGCATTGGCGGCTGGTGGTAGTGCGGCTCAAGGGGCAATGAACTTCCTAAATCAAAAGGGCGTTGTCCAAGGTGGTTTAGGAACTGCCGCTAACTTAATGCAATTGCAAGCAAATAGGGAAGCGGCACAGCAAGCACAAGCAAGAATAGGTCAAGCCACACAACAAGCTGTTGCTGGCGCACAGTTCAGACCAGTTGGCACAACTACTCGTTTTGGCACATCTAACTTCCAAGTTGATCCTGCTACTGGTCAGTTGGTAAGTGCAGGGTATACAGCCGCACCAGAGATCACTTCTGCCCAAAACAGACTTATGAGTTTGGGTTCTAGTTACTTAGCGCAGACTCCTGAAGAGGTTGCCCAACAGTACATGACAAGGCAATATGACTTGCTCGATCCTAGTCGCCAAAGACAGTTGGCTGGCATCAGAAATCAGGCATTCCAGACAGGTCGTGGTGGTCTATCAGTAGGTTCTACTGGTTTGCGTCCAAGTGGCGCACAAGGTTTGATGGGTGCTAATCCTGAGTTAGAAGCCTATTACAACTCTTTGGCACAACAAGATGCACAGTTAGCGGCAAATGCAACTCAAGCTGGTCAGCAAAATGTATTGTTTGGTACGGGCTTGTTTGGTCAGGCTGGTACTTTGGAGAACATGGCACAACAACCATTTAATCTAAGCCAAGGTCTTGCTGAGAAATCATCTGTGGGTGGTTATAGGTCGGGTTCACTTGGTATACAAGGCAATGTATATGGCAACGCCATAGGCTTGTCTGCGGCTAATACTACCAACCCATTTGCTACTGTCTTGGGTGGACTAAGTAGCCCAACATCATTGTTGGCGCAAGGTATAGGGTCATACTTTGGTTCTTCTGCGCCATCAAATGTTGGTGGTACTGGTAGCACATTTAATACTGGCTACTATGACCCATTGCAACAACAGTTTTAAGGAATAATCATGGCAGAACAATCAATCGTAAGCGGTTTATTTGGACTTACTCCTCAAGCGTATGAGAGACAGCAATACGAGCAAGCATTAAAAGAAGGTCAAACATTTGGTACACCCCAAGGTCTTTACGCATCTGCCGCACAACTAGGTCGTGCAGTTGGTGGTGCTATGGGTGCTGTAGACCCAATGTTGCAAAAGATTACGGCACAAGATCAAATCTTGGGAAGTTTAGATTTGACAAATCCACAATCAATTGCTACTGGAATTGAGAGAGCAACTCAAGCTGGAATTCCTGAGTTGGCTTATAGATTGATTGCGGCTAGAGATGAAGCTACTGTTCGCCAACAAAGGGGTTTAGCGGCACAAAGACAAGCATTAGTAGATCAAATTGCTATGCGAGGATATCAGCCAGCACAACCAGCAATACCTGAACAACAAGATTTACAAGAAACTGATGCCTTAAGGTATGGAAGAGCCGCTGTTCCATCAAGTTATGACATTTCTAGAGTTGCGCCAGAACTAATGGCTCTTGGCACAGAGGGTATCGCTAAATTAACGGCAACAAGAGCCGCAGAAAAAGCATTAATGCCAGAGTTTAAAACTGTTAAGAGGGGTGAAAAAATTGTTGAAAAAGACCCTTCTACTGGTGCTTGGTCTTTTATAACTCCAAAAGGATTGGAAACAGTTTCTGGTGGAAGCAATCCAATTACAGGGATGATTAATAGTAGTGCTGTTGATCCAACAGTTACACCTTATGCTAGAGAACTTGCAAATCAATGGCCTAATCTTGATGATAAAGAAAGAACAGATGCTCTTTCAAGTCTTACAACAATAAATAATACTGCTTTGGCCAGAACTCAAAAAGCGGCTGAATTAAGTGCTGGTGGGCAAGATAAAGTTCAATCTAGCAAAGTTACTCCAGATGGAACAACTATCTTAGTTATGAAAAATGGACAAACAAAAGTTATTTCTAATGAGGGAACTGAGTTAACAGGAATAGATCGTGCTAACGCAATTAGAACTTCTGAAAATTTTGGTGCTGACGTTCAAGGTGCTAGAGCGCAACAAAGAACTGGTGGAGAACTAACAGCAAAACAAGTTGGTATTGCATTTGCTGAAATTGGAAAAATCAAAAAGAATATTGTAAATATTGATGAAGCAATTGAACTAATTGATAAAGGGGCTAACACAGGTGTAATTGCAAGTAAATTGCCAAACGTACAATCAGCATCAATTCAGCTTGCAAATGTTAGAAATCAATTAGGTCTTGATGTTATTGGTTCTGTTACCTTTGGTGCGTTGTCAGAAGGAGAATTGAATCTTGCATTAAATACAGCATTGCCAACAAATCTAGAACCAGCAGAATTAAGAAAATATTTAGTAAACAAGAAAACTGCTCAAGAAAAAGTAATAAAAAACTTGACAACTGCGGCTACTTATTTAAATGTAAAAGGAAACTCTTTATCAGGCTGGTTGGAAAAGGTTCAAAACATGGAGCCTACATCTGGAAACAATTTGCAAGATCAAGCAAAAGCAGAACTTGCAAAAAGGCAACAAGCTAATCAAGGAAAGTAAAAATAATGTCTGATTTATCTAAATTATCAACTTATGAGTTGCAAGCAATTGCAAACAATGATTTTTCTAAGCTATCTGAGTCAACTTTAAATATGCTTGCTGGTGGCGTTAATCAGGCATCTGCACAACAATTAACAACTCAGCCGCAAGAATCTGGTGCTAAACCAATGTCTGGTGGACAAGTTCTTTCCAGCGCAGTTATGAACTTTCCAAGTTCTTTGTTTAGCATGGCAACAGATGTATTTAAAGCTGTTACAGACCCTTTACAAACAGCAAGAGACTTAGGAACTTTATTTGTTGGAGCCACATCAAAAGTTCTTGGTGAGCCTTTGTTTGAATCTGATAAAGGAAAACAGATGAGGCTCAAAGGTGAAAAATCTATTGAACAGGTTGGTACTTTTATTGCAAATAGATATGGAAGTATTGAGAACGCAAAACAAGCATTAGCTACAGACCCCGCTGGTGTTTTGTCTGATGCGTCCCTTGTTTTTACTGGTGGTGCTAGTATTTTGCCTAAAGCAAGTATGGCATCAAAAACTCTATCAACAGCCGCAAAGTTTACAGACCCTTTAAGAATAGCCGCCGCACCAATAACTTATGGTGCTAAAGCTGTTGCACCAACTTTAGGGATGACTACGGGTGCTGGATCAATGGCGATTGAGGAAGCATACAAGGCTGGTAAAGCGGGTGGTGAAAAAGGGAAATCGTTTGTTGGAAACTTGCGTGGTACTGCTGATCAACTTCAAGTTCTTGAAGATACAAAATCCAATTTGCAAGCAATGGTTAAGCAACAGCAAGATTCTTATCGTTCTGGCATGATTGACATTAAAGCAGATCAATCTATCCTTCAGTTTGCTGATATAGATAGTGCTTTAAAAAATGCTACGGATAGAGTTACATATAAAGGGAAAGTAACGAACAAATATGGATTGTCAAAAATTGAAGAAGCGCAAAAATTAATTGATGATTGGAGAAACTTAGACCCCGCAGAGTTTCATACTCCAGAAGGATTAGATAAGTTAAAACAATCTATTTATGATGAAGTAATAGCAGATATTCCTTTTGAAAAGAAAAATACTTTAAGTGCTGTCGGAGATATTTATAACTCTGTAAAGTCAACTATTCAAAAGCAAGCCCCTACTTATGCCGAAACAATGAAGGCTTATGCTGATACAGCAGAGCAAGTTCGTGAGATTGAAAGAGCATTGTCTCAAGGTAACAAAGCATCTGCTGATGCTGGTTTGCGTAAGTTGCAAACTGTATTGCGTGATAACGCAAGCACAAACTATGGACAACGAGTTAAGTTAGTCAATCAGCTTGAAGCCACATCACCCCAGTATGGTGGCGGTATACCGATCAAGCCAGCACTTGCTGGTCAGGCTTTAAGTAAAGTAACTCCTAGAGGAATGCAAGCTGTTGGAACTGTTGGAACTGCGGGTCTTCTTAGTCAAGTAGGATCTAACCCATTAGCGGCGGCTTACTTGGCTGGTTCATCTCCTAGATTAGTTGGTGAGGCGGCTTACTTGGCTGGAAAAGGTGCTAGACAAGCTGAAAATGTTGGTGGTTTATTTCCTAATATTGGTGGCTTATTGCCTGGCGTTGACTACCCAGTAATGTTTAACTTGTTATCTAGAGCGCAAACAGAATAGGTGTAACCCATTGACCCTTTCTCTCTCCTACTTTTGGCGCAGG